TATATTAAAAGAGATTTATGATAACCAACAAAAGAAAGACAAACAAATAAATGCTTTAATAGCTGAATTAAAACCTCTTGTTCAAGAAATAGGTGATGCTACTTTAATTGTTCCTTTAATTAAAGAATACTTAGAAATAAGTGTTAAAAATGATGAACAATTAATCAAAATGGCTACTATAGTTCAACGTATTGTTAATAATAATTCATCTAACTCAGATGGTGGATTTGGTATTTCTGAAGAAGAAAAAGCACAATTACTAGCTGAGTTAGATAAATTTAAAGGAGAATAATATGCCTGATATTAAATTTGGAGCAGTAGGTCTAAATAATGTTGTTTATACAGCTCAAAATACAGCTATATCTAATGTTGTTCAACAAAACGGGGGTACTATACTCACCGTTAGAATTAAACATATTATTTTAGATGAGAATGATCCTGAATTTAAAAATTTTGGTGAATGGAATGGGATAGGAACTATATTTTGGGAACCAATAGACCGTCCTCAAAAAGGCTATGATCCACTTTTATTCGCAGTTCCATTTTTTTCTAATATTAAAAATTATCCATTATTAAATGAATTAGTTTATCTACTACAATTACCTACATCTAATATATCAACTAATATAACAGATAATAACTTTTATTATTTGCCTCCATTAAATGTATGGAATAGTCAACATCACAATGCCATACCTAATGACTCTCAATCTTCTAATCAATCCGAAGACTACGATTCAGCATTCCAAGGTGAAGTAAGAAGACCTGAAGATAATAGTTCTAATATAGATTTAGGTATTACATTTAAAGAAAAATTAAATATATACCCTTTACTACCATATGAAGGAGATATAATTTATGAGGGTAGATGGGGTAATTCAATACGCTTTGGTTCTACAGTAAATAATTCATATACTGAAAATGAATGGTCTAAAAATAGTGAAAACGGTAGCCCTATAACTATAATTAGAAATGGTCAAACCGAGTATGATGCAGATCCATGGATTCCACAATTAGAAGATATTAATAGAGACATGTCTGACATTTGGTTAACATCAACTCAAAAACTCCCAATAGTTCCCGCTAGTAATTTAACAGATTCATATGCTAAATCTAAAGCACCTGAGGATCCAAGAGAATATTCTAAAAACCAGATAGTTTTAAACTCAGGACGTTTAACATTTAATGCTAAAGATGATGCTATAATTTTAGGAGCTAAAAAAACAATTCATTTAACAGCTGATGAATCTGTTAATATAGATGCTAGTAAGTATATAGCTTTAACTGCTCCTAAAGTATATTTAGGTTCATCCCAAGGTATTGATGGCGTAGATATACAATCTGTAGTTTTAGGAGAAGAATTAAATTATTTATTAGGTGACATAGCTGCTTTTTTAGGAACTTTAAATATAGCTTTCTCATCAGCTACAGATAGTATGGGTGTACCTATAGCGTCATTAACTGCAATAGCATGTGATGCTCAAACATTAAGCCAAGATATCTTACAACAAATAAACAGTAAAAGTTTACTTTCAAAACAAGTTAAAACATCCAAATGAGTGAAATTGAACAATATGCTATAATAAAAGGTAGAGTTGTAGACTCAAATGGAAATCCTTTACCTGGAGTAAATGTAAATATAAGTGTATCCCCGACTAATAATAAAATAAGTATAACCAATAAAAATGGTGAATACTCTTTTAAATACCCAGCTACAGATGTTAATTCAACTGATATAAGTTTAGATTTTAATTTAAATAAATATTCAAATAAATCTATTACTTCTGTTTTTCAAACATCAGAAACTATAACTGAAATAATATATGAAATCCCTAGAGTAACTTTATTTTTATTACCTGATCCTTCTCAACAATTAACATCTCAAGTTAATCAAGATATAAAAAAACAAGAAAATAATATACTTAAAAAACAATTACCTGTTCCATTTGAAACTAGAATAGCTAATCTATTACTCAATAAAAAAGAAACAATTAAAGCTATTTTAATTCCATTTGTTATAAATTTAATATTAGAGTTTGGAACAATTGTAGCTCAAAATATCATAAATAAAAAATTTCCAAAATCATTTGATTGCCCTAGTTCTAATAAATTAAAAGAAATTATTCAAAAACGAAATAAATTAGTTAGACAATTAAATAATATATATAAAACTGTAATCATTTTAAATAAAATATTAGCTATAACAGGTATTATCATAAATGCTTTAAAAATAGGTCTTCAATTAACATATACTCTCCCATACCCTGCTACTGGAGTCCCACCAGCTGGATTACCTCCTCTTACATCAGGTGTTATAGAAATTACAGGAACAGCTAAAGATGAATTAATCCAAAAATTAAATAAAGCAGGTATAATAGTAAACATATTAACAATAACATCAGCTGTTATAGGATATTTATTAGCTATCATAATTGATTTATTAAAAAACTTAGATTTTTTATTACAACAATGTGCTAGTGATATGGATTTAGAACAATTAAATGAAGAAATTAATAGTTTATCTAATCAAACTATAGAAAAAACCCAAGAAGGTGATTTTTATAAAGGATTTAAACTTGAAGTAGTTGTGAATGAAAAAAATACAAGTAAATTTATTCAACGTTATGCTCAAGCAATGAATACACAAGGTGTACCTGTCTTAAAAACAGAACCTTCATTTGCTTCAGATCCTCAAGTATTGATAGATCAATTAAAATTTATAATAGATTCAAACCCTAATTTAATAGCTGGATAACCAAATATTTATAATCATATGAAAATCGACGGACTAAAAAAATTAATTAAAGAAGCAGTACGTGAAGCAATTCAAGAAGAATTAAAAGATATCCTTCTTGAAGCGGTTAAATCACCCAAAACAGTAGTACAAGAAACATACACTGGAACACCAGTATATAACCCACAACCAGTAATGGCTACTTCCACTGTGAATCATGATCTTAGACGTAATCTAAGAAATATGATTGGAGGTGAATTTGATGCTACTATCACTGCTAACTCATCACATGCTCAACCTGCTTACACTCCTCCTCCTGTTAGTACAATAGGTGAAGGATCAAGCCTACCAGGCGGTGAAGTAAGTTTAGATCAAATAATGGGAATAATGAATAAATAATGGCGTATAGAATACCAAATAAAAATCCTATTGATGTTGGCTCAAGAGTAGCTATTGGGGTATCTATTCCTTTTAATGCTCCTCAAACATTTACTCAAACTTATACTACTCAAGATCAAGTTAAATCTAATATAATTAATTATATTTTAACTGATAAAGAAGAAAGAGTATTTAACTTAGATTTTGGATCTAATATTCGAAGATCATTATTTGAAAATATAACCCCAAATGCATTAAAAAATTTAGAAATAACATTAAATGACGATTTATCATCTTATTTTCCTAATATAAATTTTACTGATATTAAAATTACTCCAAATTATGATGTTAATTCTATTTCTATAGAAGTAAGATATTCATTATATAACGGACCTATAAATGAAATAAATATAACCTTATAACATGGCTGATCAAAAAGTAAATATAAATTATTTAAATAAAGATTTTAATCAATTTAAGACATCTTTAATTGATTATGCTAAAACCTATTTCCCAACAGTATATAATGATTTCACCCCATCTTCACCAGGAATGATGTTTATGGAAATGTCTGCGTATATAGGCGATGTTTTATCATTTTACTTAGATAATCAAATACAAGAAACATTTTTACAATATACTAGACAACAGAATAACTTATTTGAGTTAGCATATGTTATGGGATATAGACCTAAAGTAACATCAGTAGCTACAGTTGATATTGATGTGTATCAACAAGTCCCAGATAATGCTGGAAACCCAGACTATAATTATGCTTTATTTGTTCAACCAAATACTATTATTCAGTCTAATACATCTATACCTAGTTATTTTTTAATTCAAGATCCTATTGATTTTAGTTTCTCTAGTTCAGCAGATCCTACAGAAGTTACTTTATATAAAACATCCCCAAATTATTATCTTTTAAAGAAAACTAGAAAAGCAATATCCTCAGAAATTAAAACAACTACTTTTACATTTGGGACCCCTGAAAAATTTCAAACTGTAGAAATTAGTGATTCTAATATTATAGGTATTTTAGATATAACTGATAGTAATGGAAATACTTGGTATGAAGTCCCATATTTAGCTCAAGAAACTATTTATGACACTATTAAAAATACTAATCCTAATAATCCTACCTTTTACACAGACAATGGAGAAGTACCATATTTACTTCAATTAAAAAAAGTACAAAGAAGATTTGTGACTAGATTTTTAGATAACACAACACTTCAATTACAATTTGGAGCAGGTACTAATACTTCAAATACAGATGAAGAAATTATACCTAACCCAGATAATGTAGGATTAGGTTTACCATATATACAATCTAAATTAAATACCGCTTTTTCTCCAGCTAATTTCTTATATACAGATACTTA